ACCGCTGCGGACTTGAAGGAAACTTCTCCTGTGTTGATTATCGATATCGATGGAGGGATTACTACCCTCCGTCGTAGACGTGATATCGACGTGATCCAGGTTCGTAGCTTCGATCAGCTTATCATTGCGTATCGTGACTTGTTCAATGCCATTCCTAACGACGGTAAGAAATTCCCGTATGGTACCATCGGTATCGATACTCTGTCAGAACTACAACTGTTGGATCTGGCAGAGATTATGAAGGGAATGGCAAGGGTCAATGATAAGCTAGACGAGGATATTCCCGATATGCGTGGGTACGGTAAGAGTGGTACGCATATGAGGAAGATTGTCCGTGCATTCCGTGACCTGCCCTGTAATGTAATCTTCAACTGCCACTCGCAGAGCGATCGTGATAACAACATGAGGCTGATCCATATGCCGAAGTTGACTGGTAAGCTGAAGACAGATATTCCAGGGTTCCTAGATATCGTAGGTTTCTATAGAGCGGAGGCAGATGGGGATGACGTAATCAGAACGTTGCAGTTCCAAAAGACGGAGACGTGCATCGCGAAGGATAGAACGGGCGCGTTCGATGCGCTCGAAATCAATCCTACAATTCCGTCCCTGTGGGAAAAGCTGAAAGAAAAGGAGAGTTCAAGTGTCTGAAGGTTTCGACGGTACTCTTGACCTCACTGGTTCCGATCCGACCGCAATCGGTTTCCCTGCGGTTCCGAGTGGTTCCTATGAGGCGCATGTTGGTAAGGCTGAATGGCGTACAACCGAGAACCTCACTGGTGAGAAAGCTCTGCCTCACAATACTCCATATCTCGCCCTCGGCATTCGTATTAACGAGGACGAAGAGGAACGCAACGGTCAGAAGGTTGCGGGGCAGTATGCAGGGTGGATTAATCTATTCGTGCCGCCCGAGGACTACGATAAGACCAAGGCGCAGAGCATGAAGAACCGTATGGCCAATTTTCTTGAGGCCATCGGTGCGGACTGGCGGGACAAGAAATTCAAGATGCCTGCTGCCGAATCACTCGTCGGTGAGCAGGTGACCGTGATCGTCCGCAAGAAGTTCGATAAGAACCAGGATAAGGAAGTCAACGATATCGAGGGCTTCAAGGTCGCTGGTTCATCTTCGGAGGCCCCTGCCGGGGCACTGGCGTAACATAAGTCAAACGAACTAGGGGGCGTTAGTAGCGCCCCCTAGTCGTCCCTGTATTTATGTCAGTGACACAAGATATTAAGAGTGGCTTGCTGCTCGAATTCTTCGACTACCTATTCGGTAACGATGAGGGCTACGTTTCCATAGCCACAACTAGACCACCTGCCCGACGGGATACATTCAACGAGCAGTTTTTCGATTGGCCTAAGCAACGCGAGGAAATGGTCGAGTATATCGATAAGGTTCGGCCATCGTACAACGTGTACTTCGGTGTAAATATCCTGTCTGTTCCACGCCGCAAGAAAGAAAACACGATCCCTCAGAATTTAGTGTGGGCAGACTTGGATTCATGCCGCCCGGATCAGCTTGACGTACCCCCACAGTGTGTTATCGAATCGTCGCCTAACCACTACCAAGGTATTTGGCGTATGGATGAGAAGGTTGATCCGCGTATCGCTGAGAACTATAGCAAGCGCATCGCCTATCAATACGCTGAGCTAGGTGCGGATAAGACAGGTCACGATCTGACACAGCTTTTGCGTGTTCCTACCACGTACAATTTTAAGTATAAGATGGATGACGTACCTGAGATTACTGTGTGGATGATGGACACCCTGCTACCTATAGAGGTTTTCGAAGCTCTGCCCCAACCTACGATTGACGATGTAGATATACCGGAAATTGGTATCCCTGAGTTGGGGGATGCTCCGACTCCGGAAATGATCATGCACCGATATGAAGAACACTTGCGGCCTACGGCTTTTGCGCGGTACTACACGAACGAGCCTCAGACTGATTGGTCGAAGCACCTGTGGCGGTTGATCAACCTATGTTTCGATAGTGGTATGACCGCCACAGAAGCGTTCGTGATCGCGAAAACCTCAAAGTGCAATAAGTATGAGCGCGACGGCCGTCCTGAATCCCATCTGTGGCGTGAGGTTCTGAAAGCCGAGCTTCAGCATAAGTCTATTCGCACTCTCTTACAGGACCACCGCGTACTCGCGATGCCCGCACTCCTGACCGCCAACGAGGAAGATGCACTAGAGAGTACAATCATTGATGATTATATGGATTGGGCTACAAACGCTACTGACGCGGTTTCCGACTACCATGAAATCTGTTGCTGTATGGTTATGTCTGCAATGATGGCGACAACGCTACGCCTACCTAGCTCGCATACCAAGTTTATCCCTAATCTGTGGGCACTGATCCTCGGTGATTCTACACTCACCCGTAAAACCACCGCTATGAATATGGCGATGGACTTCATTCATGAGATTGACCGGGATATGATTGTGTCCAGCGATGCGTCACCGGAAGGATTGCTACAGAATCTAGCATTGCGGCCGAAGATGGTTTCAATCTTCTATCGGGATGAGGTAACAGGATTCTTCGACGCTATTGCGCATAAGGAATACTTGCGTTCCATGCCGGAAATCATGACTCAATTGTATGACGTACCGAAGTATCTTATCCGGACTTTGCGCAAAGAGACATTCGTAGTATCTGAGCCAATCTTCATCTTCTTCGGTGGTGGTATTCCTGACAAGATGTACTCTCTCCTTGACGAGAATATGTTTACGTCAGGATTCATCCCTAGATTTCTCGGTGTCCACGGTACTGGCAGCGTTGAGTCCATCAAGGCCACTGGCCCGCCTATGATTCAGGAGATTGATAAGAGGTCGCGCCTGTTGCAGACCTTTCAAGCGTACTGGCAGATGTATACAGACCAGCTTATCGAGATTGACTTAGGCGATGGGCAACGTATGAAGCAGGTGCCTGAGATAGAAGTGAAGATGACACCGGATATGTGGGAACGCGCAGGAGAGATAGAACATATCCTACTGCGTGCCGCTGAGGAATCGCCACAGGCGAATATGGCACTACCCACCTTCTCACGTATGTACTTCTCAATGCTAAAGCTGACGATGTTGTTTGCCGCCGCTAGACAGGAGCCTAAAGATTTTACCATTCAGGCAGAACCACGCGATCTGCATAACGCGGCATTCTACATTCAGAAGTGGGGCAAGCATAGTGTTCGTCTTATCGAGAACTCTGGTACAAGTGGCGATGAAACAAAGCTACGTGCGATCTACAGACAGATTGAGCGACAACCGGGTATCTTACGGGGTCAGGTAATGCAGTATCATCGTATCGATGCCAAGCGTATGACGCTCATCGAAGAGACGTTGGTACAGCGTCTAATGATTCTGGTGAAAGAAAAGGGTAGAGCTAGGCAATACTGGCCGATCGGAAGGTAGGTGGATAGTGGCTGAGGGTGGTACACGAAAGGCGCAACTAGCGGCGCTGGATAAAGAGTTGCAGAATGAGCAGGATGAATGGGTTAAAGCTAAGCTGCCGAATCCCGGTCAGCTATTCCGCATGAACGATCAGGAGTTTCAGCATCATTGTCATGTTGAGACTATGCTTGTCATTCTGAAAGAGAAACTGGGAATGTCCGACGAGGAACTGAACCTATACTATAAGAGGGTTGTGCTCAGGGAGATGGAAGGTCTACGTGTCATTGCGGCAAAATTACGTTCCGCTGCGTTACGTCAGTCAATCGTAGACGGCACAGGGTTGTTCCCACCGAAGCCGGAGATTTGATCTATGCTAATCGGACTAGCGGGTTGCAAAGATTCAGGGAAAGACACGGCAGCTAGTTTCCTGGTCGAGAAGGGCTATATACGAATGGCCTTTGCCGATCAGTTGAAACGCGCTGTAGCAGCACTATTCGATATCAAGGTCGAAGAAGTAGATGAACTAAAGGACTTGGAATCATTAGGGTATGCGGCGCATGTCAAGATTGCGACCGCTGGTATGCAGCTTACTATGACATGGCGGGAATTTCTACAACGCTTCGGAACTGAAATGTGCCGTGAAGTGTTTGGGACCGACTTTTGGGTTGATCAATGGGAATCGCAGTTTGCCACTCTTGCAAAGACTGCTGCGCTTGCTACGCTTCATGACGTTGTTGTGAGCGATGTTCGCTTTAATAACGAAGCCGAGCGTATTAGCCACCTTGGGGGTTTCGTCGTTCAGATTAAGCGTCCCGGCCATGAACCCGACGGGCATGCATCCGAGGAACCTATCGACCAGCACTGGATCGACGGTACGATCCATAACGACGGTAGCCTGCAACTACTAAAGAAGCGTGTATTTGACTTGGAGGACTATTTCCGCAATGGCTAACGATAGTGTGATCATCAATGAAACAGAGTATATCCGCAAGGACGTTCACGATAAGCAAATAGCCGCGCTTCAACGCCAGAGGGAAACAGACTACCATACTACGGGCAAGTCAATGTTCCAGATGGTCGGTGAATTTCATGAGAAGTTCGATCTGGTAATCAATGATAGGCCGATGGACTTTAGCCGTGAGAATGATGATTTCGAAGTTATGGTACTGTTCGATCTACGTCATGCTCTCCACCGGGAGGAATGGGAAGAACTAGAGGAAGCGTGGATGGACGAGGATTTGGTTAGATTCGCAGATGCAATCTGTGATCTCATCTACGTCCTTTGCGGTACTGCGGTGTCGTTCGGCATTCCCCTCGATGAGTGCTTCGCAGAAGTACAGCGATCTAATATGAGCAAGCTAGGTGAGGATGGGCAGCCGATCAAGCGTAAGGACGGCAAGATTCTTAAAGGACCGAATTTCAGCAAACCCGACCTACGATCAATCATCTATGGCAAAGCCTAGCGCTGAACGTCGTAAGCAGATCGTAGCCGAAGTAGCTCACAAGGATGAGCTACGTAGGCGAAACTTCGAACGTGCTAAGAAGATGAATGTAGCTAAGAAACTCAAACCCAAGCCCAAGGTAATAAAGAAACCTATATGTTGCATGGATAAGCATGACGATCTACCGACATCGTTCAGGCCATGTATAGACTGTCCCAATGTCAACAACAATAACACGTAAACACCCACAGGCGCTCTGTGAGGAATGCCCACTAGCGGCGAATGCGTGCGTTCCTACGCGGCATCCAAAGGTGCTGCCCGCCAAGGCTGCGATCGTTTCGCGTAGTCCAGGAAATGCGGAGGTACGCGCGAAAGAGCCTATGGCTAGTCAGTTCGGTTCGGGCAAGATTGTTGACTTTCTACTGAAGCAGAATGGAGTTACTCGGGATGAGGTTCTACTCACCAATGTTGTACTATGTACGGCAGATGGTCCTAAAGTACCGCCAGAGGCGATTAAAGCGTGCGCTCCACGCTTGGAACAAGAGCTATCCGATATATCCACAGTCATCGCTTGTGGATCTGAAGCAGTTAATCTCCTGGTTGGCGCAGGGTCGATTGAACGCTATCGAGGTTACAGAATCGAGCGAAGTGGACGGACCATCATCGCTACAAATAACCCTGCTGTTGTACTCCACGATGATGCATCGTTCCCGAATCTCAAACGAGATTTTCGTAGAGCCTTCCACCCCCCGCCCGATCCCACCTTACCAGAAATAGAGGTAATCGAAGATGCTCAATCCGCACGAAGTTTCCTTTCGACACTCAACGATCATGCACTTGTCGCCTGCGACATTGAATCAAGAGGCGGACTTACTCATAAAGCTACACTCATCAGTGCTCAATTCTCATTTGATGGAAGAATTGCAACTGTACTTGGGGAGCGGGGTGGTATCTTCGATGATCCAGATTTCGTGCGAGATTACCTTCGAGCCGTTCTTACAGAGACTAGGACCAAGTATATCTGGCACGGAGGAAAGTTCGACACAAAAATCCTCCGACACACCTACGGAATAGATGCGAGGGTAGATCATGACACAATGCTTTTATCATATGCCTTGGATGAACGATCTGGCACAGACGAACGTGTCGGCGTCCACGGACTCGATTATCTACTTATGGACACGTTTGGTTGGTCCTACTACTCTTCAGAGCGAATCGAACGGGCCAAGAAAACGGGAGTTGTAGAGGACTATGATGAGTTCTATACCTATGCCGGTATGGATGCTGGTGGCACGTATCAGCTATTCAACGAGCAATACGAGCGGGCGCGATCAGACTCCATGCTTGAACCTTACAACCACCTTCTCATTCGGGGTAATGCCTTCCTGACAGATGTAGAGCTTAACGGCATGATCTACGATGCCGACCAAGCTGGTGATCTATACGAGTTTGAGGTAGAGCCTGAGCTACGTGAGTTGACTATGCAGTTACAGAAGCAGGCTGATAATCCAATTCTCAATCCTGCTAGCAATACGCAAATGTCGAGACTGTATTATGACGTGTGGGGTATCCAACATGCCATGCAACGACGCAAGCCAACACGGACGATGCAAAATCCAGCACGATCCGTTGACGATTCGGCACGGAAGGAAATTATCGAGGGTCGCTTCAGATTTAGAGGGGATACAATTGCGGAGAGAACTGGCAATCTTATACGCCAAGCTCCGTCGCCAGATGCGGAGGAAAGATCCGCCTTCTACGTAAGCGTTGCAGAGAATCACGATCGATTCCAGAAACTATCAAAGCAGGC